ATGTTTATTGAAAACAAAAAAAAGAATATCTCGATAAAAGGTGAAAAACCTTATTTCAAAGATTCTAATATTTCATCTTGGTATTAGTGACCATCACCTAAAAATGGATTTACCACAGGAGGCATAGGATCTATCGCTATAGGAGGATCCCTTAACCACGGTTCAAATCCTACTTCTTGATCTGGTTTAAAAACCATACAATACGGCATCCCTTGCTGAAAACAATACATTTCAGTACAAGCTCCAAGAGTCATACTATCTTCGCCCTCTACCAACTGACAAGTATTACAACCATCATTCCAAGTTAAACAATTTGAAGGATAAGTACACATCTCTTCCCATACTCTTACACATTTATTTAATATTTCACACCAACTATATCCAGCAGAAACTAAACAATTATTAACATAATCACTTCCTAATGGTTTCGGAGGCATTTTATGATAACTTATATTTTATTTTATTGAGGAGGTTTTCCATACATCCCAGCCATTAAATTTTCTGCGAAATTTAAATCAGTCTTTATTGTTTTATCTATGCGATATATCACTCCAGAGTTATCACCTACTTGAGCTAATGAACCCTCTGGATCTAATATTTGTGTTTTAATATCTGTGATTGTTTTTCTTCTTGTCACTGTAAATATAGGACCTCCGCCATCATAATTCACAAAATCTGATGCCGCGTTATATTTACCGACTACCGCCATGGTTTGTAATGGATTTGATAACTGAAAGTAGTTCGCTGTATCTAAGATATCACTATTTATTAAAAAGTAACCTCTTAAAATCTTCCTTGGTAATTTATTTGCTATAATTTTTGTTGATAAATCATCAGATGTTACTACTATTGGTGGTTGAACTATTGAAACGGTTTCTGTTGGTAAAATAAGGAATTCAGGTGATTTCTTAGGAGTATTAAAATAGTATAAGTCATCATTCACATTTGGATTAAACAAATTTGTTCCAAAGGCACTCATAGAAAATTGGAGTGAATTTTGACTCGTTATATCCGCATTTGTAGTTATTCCTGAACTATTTGAATTTTCATTTGTAAAACGATTATTTATATTTTTAATATCATCAATATTTCCTGAAGCATTAAATTGTCCGTATTCAAATCCTAAAAGTCCCCATATGCTATCTTCCCATTTATCTTCAGTTATTCCCATATCTACTAATGATATTCCACCTTGAGCATCATATACATGAGAAGGTAATAAATTCGTATTCATACTTATAAAACTATTTTGTGTTGAGTCTACCTTTGATCCAGATACAGTTATCAGGGGATAGGGCTGCATCACTGGTGACCAAGTATCATATCTTAATTGTTTATTTATTTTGTAACAATCTGAACCTGCTTGTGCTGACGGTGGTGGTGCTAAAATATCATCCGGAGGATTTGGATCACCTGCGTTGTAAAAATTTCCTACCTTTTCAGCAGAGTGAAGATTACTTAATTCAAAACGACTATCTATATCATTAAAATTTAATAAAATATTATTTGCTCCTAAATATATTTCTCTTATTGAGTTAGTATTTATGTATGCCTGATGTCCGTAATATTGAAGTCTTGGATAACCGTTATTCATTATTAATGCGGCGTTCCCGTAAGCATTAAAATGATAATCATATCCTATTTTTGTTCCAACACCTATTATATTTCCCAGTTGTTCTGTAAAATAACTTTGTGGTATTCCTCCAATATTTTTAGTAAGAAATGCTATTTGAGCTTGCCCTCCATCACTCCACTTTCTAGCAAATCCATATGCTAAGTTATCGTCCTGATCTCCTATTGTCTGTTCTGCTGTTAAATGACTACTATTATTATTAAAATAAATAAATAAGGGAATTGTTGTTAAATCACTAGCATTTGCTCTAGGTGGTTGTTCGTCATTGCTTGAATATGATACATTATACATATCACTACCAATAGGAGCAACATCGGATAAATCATTTCTTGCTACTTGTAAATGTAAAAATCTTGCCTCTTCTCTAAATGATGCACTTAATGAGGCTGATGTCGTATTAAATGTATGATAATTAGTATTTCCTGAGTCCCCATCTGCGACATAATTTAATAATTCAGGATACAATCTCTGACTATCAAAAAATCTTTTTAAACTACTTAAAGTATTATCATTATATGAAAAATTTGTATAAACTAGTGCTGTTCCAGATGTGTTGATTGGTATATTAACTTTAACTTTATTACCATGATAAGCATTTATCTTTCTCCCTGCTTCTACAAAATCAGGTCTTTTAAATCCTACGTAAGCATAATTATTTAAATAAAGTGTTGAAAATTCAGTATTTGATGCGTTAGCACCGACTCCTATTGGTAGACCATCTACAAGCGTTGTTTTAAAAAAATATTGATTTTTTACGTTATCATAATGGAATATATTCGCACTATTAAATGCTTTATAAGTTGTTGAATTCACAATAATAGATCCTGAAGCATTTCGTGTAATATATGGTTGATCTGATTTTATTAACTGATTTGTTATTTCTGTTGCTATTGATGATGGTGAATTATAACCCTCATCAACTGAAATTGTAAATTTTTCACGATATCTGTTATACTTACAACAAGCTGGATCAGGAGGACATAATGATCCATTCGGTTGAAAATAATTTATTGCTGTTTCATTTGATACTTTATCCCAATCCCAGACGATTCTATCCATTTTAAACATCGTATATTTTGAGTTATCTTGTTTTAACTTTTTTACAATACAGTCTTGTCCACAGCAATTAGATGCTTCAAAAATATCGTAATCAGGATTAAAAGTATGTGATGCGGAATTAAAATATGTATTTAATCCTATAGCGAAATTATCACTAGCATTCCAATATGAAGCAGAAGTCGTTCCAGCACCATCTGGATCAGGTTGTCGCGAATGTAGGCTATCAGCATTAAAATCCATTCCATAATTTCTTGGTAATGTTATATTGTTTTCACCATTTGTAGTTTTATAATATTCAAAAACTATGGTTGCTTCATTATCTTTCATTTTAATTTTTTCAGTGACGTTTTCACTTGTTTCATAAACATAACCAGTCGGACTATAAAATTGTCCGGGAAGTTTTATATAACCTATATATGATGAATTTGTCGTTTTTGTATAAGTAATATCTTTTTCACCTAGGACTACCCCTGAAAACTGTATAGTATCACCTCCAGCACCTCTTTGTGCTATGTGTGCCGATTGAATACTAACCTGATCTCCAACATCTAATGTTATCCCATTTGAGACTTTATTTGTAAAAAATGCTGTATCTGTTTGTGCTAGATTACTTGCTGAATATTCTTCACTTGATAATCTGTTAGCATCTAAAAGAATAGTTTGACTGTAAGTTTGAGGCGAAGTCATTTATAATAAATATAAGGTTATTTTTTTTATCTTTATACTTTTATTTAAAGTAAAGAGGTGGTCACATAACCTCCAGCAAGAGTTGTGACTTTTGCGAGTTCAAGCCATGAACGCTGTGTAAAATTACCACCATTACCAAGTGCTTCATATTTGTAGTAATACTCAAGACCTCTGGTGTTTACACGCTCATTCCTGTTTAGTCTGTATGATAACCAATTGAAACGACCTAGAATACCTACTTCATCAGCATCATCACCTGATTGCTGAGAATATCCCATAAATTCATTAGTAGTGAGTGCTACACCTTCAGCAGCATATTCTTCACGAGTAACAAAGGGAACCATGCCTTCTGCCTGTGCGGTATTGTGAAATTGTCGTGCTGGATTCACAACATCAATTGGATATAAAAATTTATCGTTATATTTAATATTAACAGTTAATGAACCATTCTGTTTCCCAGCAGATGGTGCTTCACCGAAGTTATATGCTGCTTCAGGAGAAATACTACAGAATTTATTTGTAATCTGTAAATCACTAGTAATATTATCCGGTTGGAGACCAGTAATTACTTTAGTAACTATTCTTCCAGCACCACCAAGATTTCTTATTCTTACCTGTCCGTTATCGGTTGTGGATGAAACAGAAACTTTAGAATGTCTGTAATCAAAATGATTCATAGTAATTACAGGATTAGCATTCGCATATGCCGTCATCATTTCCTGCGGATAGTAGATATAATCTGCGATCAGTTTTAATTCATTTTGATTAATAGTATAAGCAATAGTAGCCTGTCCTTCTTCTGCTTGACATCTATTTACATTTACAGGATCAAAATATAATTCAACAGATACCTGTTCTTCCATCATATATAAAGGAAGCTGAGTCTGTTTCAACATAGGGAACAACTCGCTTAAAGCGATTTGAAAAACTGGTTCATTTTTAATATCATTCCAGTCGTGGACACGAAGGTCAGGAGTAGAACTTGTAAATGATGCCGTATTAGTATTATCATATTCACGACCATTTGATAAACCATAGGTGGATGCTTTAGTATCATTTACAACACCACCATCCGTATCAGTAGCATCATTGTATCTGAACTCGTGTGCGATGCATCGTGCGGACTGAACTTGCTCTCTTTCCTTTTGGTGTTCGTTATTAATAAACATGGACTTATATGCCGATAAATAGTTGTATCCATCTATTTCTTGGAGTGTTTTTGTACCGACCATAAGACGGCATCTGGACACCAGTTGGTGAATTCCGACCTGCGGAGCATAAAACCGCCTATTACCATCAGGAGCATTTAAACCTAATGTTATCTTACTGTGAGAGTGTAATATCCCCTTGTTTAAAAATACGAATCTACAGAAAGTATCGCTTTTCACGGCAGGATCTAGGATACTCGTTTCGACATCAGTCGCAGTTGTTGTATCCATAGGAGAAACTCTTAAGAGATTAGGAACATTTGGTGGAGCAGGAGCACGTTGAACCATAGTATCTTGAACGTCACCACCATCGCTATTAGAAGTATCAGGGGTAGGCATAGACTTACTCATATTACTCATTTATAAATGAAACAATTAAAAAAATATAAAAAACAAAAATTAAATTTAATCTTTTAAATATACACAATGACAACCACCTGCTTTTTCAACAAATCCTAATTCTTTAAATACTTCTTCTAACTTCTCATAATTACAATATTCCGATCTGTCTTTTTCAAAAATAATACATCTTAACTGTTTAAAAAATTCTTTATTTTCATCATAAAACTGTTCTAAAAAACCTTCACAATCTGCGATCAAAACATTAAATTTACAATCAATATCTTTTAATTCTACTCTTGAACATTTATTAAGACTTTTAGCCTCTGTAGTAAAAGTACACATACCGTGATATCTTATATCACTAAAATCTAATTGTAAATCTTTTTTACTGATAACTCCTTTAATAATATTAAATTCACAATTATTATGTTTTTTATTAAATTCTAATGCTTCCCATACACGATAATCTGGTTCTACTACATAGTGTTCTGTTTTATTGTTTAAAATTTTATTTGTTGTAACTGCTACACCACCCCACCTTGCTCCTAATTCTAAAACTTTATCTGTTGTTTTTATGAAGTCTTTTACTTGTTTTTGTTCTTCTGTTTCAATATTATCATAATTTAATAATCTACCAAACTCATCAATACATTCCATTTAATGATAACTTAGATATTAAATTTAGGAAATAACCTGAAGCCCTTGAGGACCATAGACTAATGTATTCTTAGCATGAACAAATACAAAGAATGACTGCGGGGAGTCGGTAGTTAAATCCAAACTTAAATTCATGCCGAAAGATACATTCTTAAAATCAACTCCCTGATCCGATATATTATCAAAAGCGACTCCTATACCGAAGGCACATCCTCCATCAGCGAAGTCCTTATCATATCTAACAGAATCACTGTAGCGAGAATTTACAGGACCAACAGAAGTCCTTGTAATATCAGCAAATTTAGTGATTGCGTTTAGATAATTGTAAATGATCTGCGAATCAACTGTTCTGTTAGTAGCATTTTCTTGCTGAGGTGTGTTGATATTAAAATCTAATGGAAATTTAGATCCGTTACGAGTAAAGAATAATTCTTTAATGTTCGCACTAGATCCATCACTGTTAGTTGGATACAGAGTAGCTAAACCATCATACAATAGATTATTTATATGAGCTGCTGGAACAATATTCGCAAATACACCTAGAACTCTTGATAAACCAAGTTGGAAGTTAATAATACCATTCGCAGAATTAATAGTCTGATAATATGATGATAGCGAATTGTATTCATAAGTTCCATTTGGATTAGTCCTCATTTGCTGGAGCATATCAGGTTCAGGTTCAGCTAGTTCTGCTACAAGTGAAATATCTTTAAATTCATATAATGAATTACTGTATGACGCAGCATCAGCATCAGCAGATGTATGGAACAGCTGTGAGTCCGGAGTTAAATGTAGTTCGAGCAAAATTCCCCCGACTGCCGACTGGTCTAGTCTTAAAGGTTCACCTCCTCCGAGGATCCCGCATGGGAGTGAGACGCAGAAGTGATTTTGCGTAGAGGAAGACGATGGAATGTTTACAACACTCTGTGTCTGTGCGTCATAGTTAGGGAGAATTAATGCCTGATCATAAAGGTGAGTCATATTATCTTCAGCAGAATTAATAGCTGGAAGGTATGACGCAAGGAATCTGTTATAATGTCTTATGCTCTCTAAAGTTTGACCTGTTCTCTGCGATTTAATGGTAAGCGTATCAATAGCACCATACACACCTAGTTTCTCACTCATAGCAAGATTAGATGTCGCCGAAGTGCTAGATGAAGCATTTGAAAGAAGTGTTCTGAATTTACCACAGAAACGAACAGACTGACCTAAGAGTAGTCTTTCTTGTTCACCGATGATAAATTGAATTACTGGATTTCCAGATTTAAATGATACAGTCCCTGTACTCGTAACATTACTAGGAGTTACCTCAACGTTCATTTGACTCATTTTATAATGAATGAAATATTATAAAATTATTTTTAAAAAATTAAATTATCATATTCTATCTTTATGAAAGCATTCAGTTGGATTGCTGAACCCCTCAGTTTAAATAAAATACTTAGACCTGAACTTCAATAGATCCATTACGAATCACTAGACGACGTAGATGAGCGACGTAGTTATTCCATAACTTATTCTTAGTTTGCGAGTTAGCACCAGTGTATTCTAATTGAAGATTAAAGTCTTTACCACGAGCATCATAAACAGCATTCTTACCTAGTGCTAATGCTCTTCCAATAAAGAAGTTAGACTGGAACTGTAAGAAGGACAGAGGTTCTATATCCGCCATCGCTAAACTCTTCTCGGCTTCAATACTCCACTGCTGTGAGATACTATTCTTAGCACTAATTTTTGATACATCCACCTTCCTTGAAGGATTGATCTTCCCATCATAGATGAACTGATAGTCCTGAAGTTCATCGCTTATACCGACGAGACCACTACGTGCTGACCTGTTTATTACATCAAATGTATCCTGATTTTCAATATAAGTAGTTGAACAAGATAACAATTGTTTTGTAGTGTAATTTGTAGCATCACAAGGGATACACAGGATGCTAGTCGCACGACTTTCAATTAGTGGTAAGCGAACATTCGCAACATTATCACCAGCTAATTGCGAGTAGCGATAATTAGTAAAAGAACGGTAATCATAATTGATTGTTCCGCCTTCCTTCATCATATTCATCATAGATGCTTCATAACCATTAGGGACTTGAATTTGTTTAACAATTAAAGCAACATCACTTATAGTTAAATCAGGTTCATAGGTAGTTGCTTCATCCGGTGTTTTATCAACCATAAATACACGAGAAGCATTAGATCCACCAATAGTGAATCCTAAATCACTTGTGATTTCGGTACAAGTAATTTTGGTTTTTGTCGTTCCTACTGTGGCTCCAGATACTTGTTCTATACGTGTAATAGTTCCTACTGAAGCATTAACCTTTGCTCCCGTGTAACTAGCAAGAGTAAATTTTTGTCCCACTACAAATGGAAAAACATTCGTTGAAGTTTGGTTATTATCACGAGTTACAAAGAATTCTGTTGCCGTTCCACCATTTACAAGAGATCCACTTAAAGCAGAACCATTATCAGAACCATTAGTAGAATGAAACATAGGGTTTAATCTTAGTTTCCTAAATTCATTAACAGAATCCAGTTTACGGAATACTCTTCTCTTGTCTTGGAGTAAAATTTCTATAAAAAGACCATCCGTTAGTAGAGCAGGAAAGACAGCTTCATTACGGAACAGTCCTGTATTAAGATTTAGTTCTGCTTTTACTTCTTGAAAATCATTGTCAGTTGCCGCAGTAAAAGATGCAGTGAGTGTTGGTGAAGCACCTTCAATCTTAGAGAAGTATGGATTAGATACACAATTCGCTAAATCAGTTTTAGTAACACCTAGTGTTCCACGACATGCTGGATCATAAACAGTAGCACCATCGGTTAAAGCGTGTTTCTTTCTTAGATTATCATTTGATTCATAATCAAATCGCAGAGCAGTTAAAATATCATAACCCTCTATCTCTTCTAATAATGCCGTCTTACGACCAGTAAATACTCTTATAGATCTGATTAGTGAGTGTAAACCGATCTTATCATCTAACTGAAGACGCATAGCACCTGAATCAGCAGTAATAGTTGGAATAGATAATTTTACTTTCATTTGTAATCTACTCTGTGATAAATCAATAAACTTAGAAGTAGGAGGAATATATAAATCAATTTTACCTCCTGCTTTGTAATTTAAACCATTTTCTGCTGGAATACTTACATCTGTTTGACCTACTTGTATTTTGTCAGACGATACAAAAAAAGAACTCATTTTATAATAACTACAAATAAAAAAAATAAAATTAATTATATTTAAAAAGAACCAGAACCAACAATTTGATTTTTAGCAGAAGGAAGTTGAGAAGCTACCAATCCCATACTTTGATAAGCAGGAGATACTTTAACCGCTGTTACTTTAGGCGGAGGAATTGTTGTAGCATCTTGAGTTTTGCGTTGTAAATCATTTGCTAAATCTTTTACTGTATTCATAATACCTCCGGTAAGACTTAATGCTCCCCCTATAATTTCAGCTGGTGGAAATGCTATCCCAGCGACATCTAATGCCGCTCCTGCTTCTTGGAATTTATCAGCAGTAGTTTCACCACTAAAGAAATTTTTATGATTTAGTAAATTATCAACACTCTTACCAATGTCTACTGCTCCGCCAAAATCTCCCATAACTTTTCCTCCAACTTCTGATAAGGTTGTTAATCCAGCATCACCTATTTTACCTGCTGTCGCAAGTGATAATCCTTTTTTAATTGCTGTAGTCATTAAAGTTGAGGATTCTGTTTTCGCTACATCAGCTCCAGCATCTCCTGCTATTACACCTGCGTTTATTGCTTCTTGTCCTGCTTTTTCAGCATCACTTAAACTTGTTGTGATTTTACCACTTTGATCTACTTCACCTAACTCCATTGTAGCAGGAGCAGGTGGAGGTTGTCCTGCTACTAATGCTCTTGCTGTTTTTCCAATAGTATTTATTCTAGAAGATGCTTCATCATTAGCATACTGAATGAATCCCTTTTTAGAAATACCTGACGCCATACTACCTAAACCAGTTAGCGTTCCAATTGTTCCAGTTCCGTCTTTAAATCCATAAAATAATTCATCTTTATCTTTCTGTGTTTGGTCGTCAGATACTTTACCAGCTTGTAGTCTTTTATCACTAGCGTATTTATCTTGAAGATATTGATTGTGTGCTAATACACCATCATTGAAATTTTTTACACGAGAATTAAATGCTGTTCCTTGTGATAACGCAGAATCATAACCATACATACTCATTTTTATAAAATAACTTTTATTTAAATTTTATTCAGGGATTTTATTTACAACTTCTCCTTCAAATAATAATTTATCGCCTTCTGCTAATTGTTCCTCAAAGTTTCTAAAAGCACGTGCTGGATTATTTTGTAAATCAAGAAATAAAAAATCATATCGTTGTTCAGTTGCTTTATGATATATTTTTCTAAACTTCTCGTCACCTCCGAACATTCCTGACATTTCATCACTAATCTTAGTTAGTTCAGACATGTTCTGTAAATTTCCACAGATAAATGCGTTTGTATTATTTCTTATAGTTGGACTTACAGATTTGAAACTCTGAACCGATACTGCTAATAATCCAACTCCGTAGTGTCTTGACCTTGTAACTAAATGATTTAGATATGAGTTTCTTTTTACTGAACCAAGGATATCATCAAAAACTAATCCAATGAATGGACGATCTTCATCACTAAATTGTTTTTGTTGTTCTATTAGATTTGCTAAAATATTATCATCATAACCAGTATAACAATCACATGCTTTTCGTAAATAGCGAGATGTTACATCTTGATCAATTGTATTACTCATAATGGTTACGTTATCCATTGATCCTTTATAGAAGTCATCCCGTAAGAGAAGGTTACTCAAAATGGTACTCTTTCCTGATTTTGTCGGCATGACTAAACACATGATGCACGGTAACTCGGGAAGATTTGGATGCGTAATTTTCCTAGGGTTTTCTTTAGGAGGATCTTTCACAGGTAATATTGTTGGTGGTTTTCCTTCCATATTAATATATTAACTTTGATTTTATTTTTAACTGAATAAACTACGCCATGGATCTGAAGCATGTATAGTATTTTGAGGAGTTATCGCATTTTGTATTGTTCTTCGCATTTGTTGTTCTCTTGCTTCTTCTGCTTGTTTTGCTTTCTTTTCTTTCTTCTGTGCTTTTCTGTAAGTATCATATGTATGAACTGCTCCAAGGACAGCTTTATCTAAATCTTCTTGAGTAAAATATTTTACACTTGGCAGAACTGCTGTTCTTGTCGTAGGTTGTGCTGGAGGTGGTGGTGGTGATTCTTTTTCTTCTTGTGCTTTTTTCTTCTTTATTAACCGTTCTTCTGCTTTTAAAAGTTCTTGTTCTTCTTTTTCTTTTGCTTTTCGTTCCTTTTCTACTTTTCGTTTCTCTTGTGCTATTTTTCTAATTCTAGCAAGATGTTCTTTTTGTTTTTCAGACATTTCTGTTTTCCGTGTATATTTACGTTTACCCTTAGGAGCATTAGGATCTATAAACTCTGTAGAAGGTTCAGCACTAATTGGTTTAACTCTAGGCGTTGGTGGTTCATCAAACACATCATCTTCTTCAGGTATTTCTCTTTCTGTAACAGTAATTAAATGATCACTTTTATCATTATCAATTTCATCCATAAGATTATCAATAGTATCTTTATTAGTAGTTTCTGCTACTTTAGGGACTTCCGGTTCATTAGATTTCATTTCTATTACTGGAAGTACTTTATCCATTTATGATAAAGATATAGAAAAAAAATAAGAAAAGATAGACTTTATCTTTTATTAAAATAAGTTACACTTACATTTTTGATTTAGGACGAACAAAAAATACGACTTCACTCGATCCAGTTAGATCTGTAGCAAATGTTTCATCTTTTCTAACAAAATGAACATCTAAATCAGTTACCATAATATCTGTAAGATTATTTAAATCAACAAACGATTTATCTGAATTTTGAAAATATAATGCTCCTGTTTCAGCACCTGAATTATCAAATCGTGGAATTTGAAATAATATCTTTGATGGATTACCTGTTCCAAAATTAAATGTTTGATGATTGAGAGTTGGTACTCGTATGAATGTTGAATTTTCACTTGTCATTGATGGTTTTGATGTAGATGAAAATGATGCTGAACCAGTTGATGAATTCACACTATTTTCAAGCGGTGCTAGAGAAAACGGAGTAAATCCTAATGTATTATTGCTATTCGGTTGCCAGACTCTGCTAATAGTTCCACCATTATATCTTTGATTCTTTCCTACAATAAATATTGGTTCATAACCTGCTAATGAATTATCATCAATTCCCTTATAGGGTCTTACATAAGGACTGGTTTGTGGTGGATCTTCAACGTCTAATCGATTTAAAAATCGTTTCATAAGAGGTCTTGCTTCTAACTCACTTGGCCATCCCCACGCATTATTCCAAGGATCAGTGACTTCATAGTTATTAGTCACAGGATCAATAGTATCTGATACTGTGTTCATATCAGCATGGATACGACATTTAAAAGCCCAATGATTCGGTATAATATTTTTATAAATAGTTGAACCTGTACGTGGTGTGTACTCAGATATATCAATCGTATCACCATCAGACCATAAACCAACTGTAGGATACATCTTCCAACAATTTTGATTTACAGGTTTAGGAACTTGATCTTTAAATGAAGCACTTGTAATATTATTTGCTACTGCTACGACATTACCAGAGGCACTAATTTCTACAATTTCATTCGTTACTTTAAATCTTATATTTGTAATAGATGCCGAAGGTATAGGTATTCCTGTAGCAAATGAAGAGTTAGGAGCATTATTAGCAGCAGTTGGTGTATTGTTTTTTTGATAATAAATTATTTCACGCATTTGTAATGTCCCATCAATATCACCTAGTTGATCGTGTGGAACAGCATGATATAATCTTATTTCACCGTCTTTACTTTCAACGGCATAATCATAAAACTGGTCTTCATCCGGTCCCAGACCATTCGAGACAGTGTAATCATTAATAGGGATTTGTGGATTTTCTAATCCGTAAGATATTCCATTATTAACAATAGCACGAGATAATCCAACAGTCCAATCCCCTGATCCAGTGAATCCATCGTAAGTTAATTCACCTTCAAGTAAAGATATTGGCCCTGAGTCATCATCTTCTGGTTGTAACTGACAGTAGGTATCATCTGTATCACAAGTGAATGTAGTTCCATCCCAATCAGTTCCACCAAAAATAACAAATTTACTTTCTGTTGGTGGTATAAGAGTTGATGCTGATGCTCCTATTTGATTTACATTGTATCTAAAACCAGCAAAATCACCAAGAGTATTAGTAATAGGAATCATTGATATTCCATTCTGTGTATCTATTTCAGGATGAACTGAATAGGCTTCTCTAATTAATTCCGTAAATTGTTCCGCGAAATCATTTGGTGCTAAATTTTTATCAATTCTATTAATACTAGGTATTATGTATGACATGCTATTCTCATATGATGCACTATTTGAGAGTCTTTGTCCCATCCAAAATGTGGTAACTTCTCCGTCTTCATAATCCATCATAGGATTACGATTTATTTTTACACTCTCCACAGCTATTTCAGAGTTAGCAGGAATTTTCATTCCCGATCTAAAATCATTGCGATACTGGTAAGGAGCATCAACTTGATATTGATTTGTTTGTCCTGCCTTGTTAGACGAAGTAATTATTAAACTCATTTATAAATAGTATTGTTAAAAAAAAAATAACTTTGTATTTTATAAATAATGCCTTCACATTATAAAAAGAAAGTAAAGGTTAACGTCCATCAATGCGATACAAGTAGATGTAAAAAGATAAGTGCTTATAGTAAAGCAAAAGATCTAGATGTTGAAAGTTCAATTAAAAAAGATAAAGAAGTCAAAGAAAAAGATGTCTTTGATTTCAAGCATAAAAAGAAAGATAATAACATAAGAAAATAAGCAAATCAAGACTTATAAGATTTCTTTTTGTAATGATTTTATTTGTTCTTCATAATTTTTAACTATTTGAGCGTGTGTTTCAGTTTTCGCTTTCATTCTACTATCAAAGAGGTTTATTTGTGCTTCTAATTTTTTAATTTTATCATCTTTGTCTTCAAGTTCAAATTTATATTTTTCTTTAATATCTTTAATTTCTTGTTTATGATCTTCTTTACTAATTAGATTATTATCTTCAATAACATTATCAAGTTTATTTTCTAACTCTTCAATCATTTCATCTTTCCATCGTAACCTTCTAATATATTTAGCATAAGAGATTGATTTTTTATTTTTAACTTCTTCAACACTTATATCTGTATCAGTGAGATATTGTTGAAACCATTCGTTTTTTTCTTCATACTTATCCTCACTATCATATAAGGCTATCATTAACTGATACGCCATGTTATCAGGTTTCCATAACTTCTTAAAATTACTTTTGGTTGCTTTCTTCTTGTTACCATTCAGTTTAAGGTGTTCGCTATTAACTATTTCAAAAATTTCTGCCTTTTCTTCAGCGGTTAAAATTCTATTAAGTTCCATTTATTATAAGCAACATTATTTTTTAAGTAGTTTAATTTTTCCGCCAAAATGGATAATATTAAAACTTGAATATTTGAAATATTGAGTTTAATTTTTCCGCCAAAATTAATAATATTAAAACTTGAAATTGAAAGGGGGTAAAAGTTGTAATAATATTACTACTTCCTCTTTTCGTTGCTTATAAACCCTATAGGGATATATTTACTCGCTAGACTTTTCTTCATTCTCAAAAATGGTCTAATATTATAACTTCTCTAACCCTTTTAAAGTTATCATATTTTTGTTACTTGTAAATCAATAAAATAGAATTTGATGGATAGTATCTGTAGATTATTATTTGAGTAACAATCAAGCAAAAAAAAGATAACTTTAAAAAAAATTATTCAAATGATATATTAGTTGGTTCATGTTTCTTTTGTAAACCAAGTGAAAGAACTTCACCTTTGCGATAACCATGTTTCTTGCGAATCTGATGCTGTTGTTCAGATAAATATTTAATGCGATCGTTCATACTCATTAATTTAAATGGATTAGTTTCTTTTTTCACTTGTTGATTTAATTTGGCTTTCTCTATAGCAATTTTACCTTTTTCACTTTGATGATAACGCTTAATTCGTTCATCACGTTGTTGTTTATTATGATCGTATGAAGCATAGGGGATTCTTTTATTAATAGCTGTTTCTTGATGATTGATTAAATGTTTTAATTCACAACATCTTAAAACAGAACGATCTATACCATAATCAACTGTTTCTAGAATTTCCATTTTAGGTGAACCATTATCAAATAAACCTTCATAATCCTTTGAACCACTTCTATGAGCGTGTCTATGGTGTGCTAATCTTACAGACGGATATTTACTCGTAGTAGAACCAACATAGCACTTATCAGTATGATCGGCAAATAATCGATAGACAACTCCTACAGGCATTTTATATATACTTCATATATATTAATTTGACCGAAAAAAACGCACTACTTAAAGAACTATTAATAGAACCATCCTTTCTTAGAGAGTTCTTGTTGATCCTGAACATATTTCATTATCAGTTCTTTAAGTTCTTTGATATCATCTTTTAATCCAGAGACATCACTTTTTAACGTTTTAACATTTAATTTAATTTCTGTTATATTTTCAGTTGCTATATCAATTGGTTTCTTTTCTTGAACAGGCATTTTATGATATCTTTTATTTATTTTTTGAAGACAGAAATCTATTAAATTTTGGTTTATATCTTTTTACTAACATATGACATAACCGTTTATCATCTTGTGGAATATAACGTGGCTCACCACCAACATTTAAGAGTTGATATTGTTTTAACCAATTCTTGTATTTATCAGGATAAATTAAATTGAGCCAGTCGTCACAAAACCATGCTACTATTTGCGGAGGATAAATAAAATCAAAAATTTCATAATGAGTTTTATGTACGAGAAACTGAGTCGCAATAGCAGAATTATTACTCCACCCAGCAGACCATCCTATATTATTATTATTTTTTAATTTATTTATCATAGCACCTAACCAACCAGCATCAGCAGGTAATGTGATATCATCTCCCAAAATTTTTATATATTCAAATCCTTCCTTTATTGCTAATTTACTTAACTCATTCCAAATCCATGTCGGTTTCCCTTTATAATCATCAGTAAATTCAATCCATTCAATTTTAAATCTATCAAAGATTGCGTTACATATTAGACGTTGTTCCATATCACTATAAATTTTATCATCACTATTATAGCCAACGAATACAGTAATATCACAATCTATAGGAGTTTTATTTTGTAATTCACTAAACAAGATATTAAATAAATAAGTTTCTTTTACATTAGACCAATCACGATTATTTGTTGTACTCGGGACACAGAAAGCAACTTTTTTCATTATAAATATAATAACATTTTAATTTTCAATTCTATTCACAGCGACTTCATATATTTCAGGGTCTTTTTCAATACCGATAAAGTTTCTATTCATATTTTTACACGCGACACCTGTAGAACCACTACCCATCGTAGGGTCTAAGACTGTATCCCCTTCTTTAGAAAAGTATTTTAATAACCATTCCATCAGAGCTACTGGTTTTTCTGTTGAATGTTTACCACGAGTTGATTTAATTTCTAACATAGTTGTTGGTAAGGGTGGATCATATATCGGGTCGTCCCCTTTTTGTAGATGTCTTGGGTGTTTAGTCAATTTACCATTCTTAAATCGTTCTTTAGAATTATAAACATCTTCTTTAACAACTGATACAGGGAGTGGTGGGTCATATCTTGGGACAGCATTATTTTTACCTGTTTTAATATCGTGTGTTTTAATGTTTCCGTATGTGGATTTTCTTTCAACTTTATTAATTTCAGCTTCAGGTTCAGGTTCAGGTTCTTTCACAACTGATACTGGTAAGGGTGGGTCGTAAGATGTTTGATGAAATCCTTTTTTTCTTCCAGCATTACCACTTTCTATTCCGTATAAATCATCTTCCTTCTTGTTAGTGGGTTCATTTTTAATATTTGCTTTAATAAA